GCGTGCGACTAAAGGAACCCTAAAGGGTAAGTCCCCTGTCACCCCCAGATACGCATACAAGGACACCTCTGTGCAAGTCCCAGATAGAACCCGAGGAGAAATCCAGTACCTAGCTCTGCTTCAGGAACTGGTCTTTCAAGACACAACAAGACAGACCCGGAATGATGACGGCACCCGTTCTGTCTTTGGCAGACAGCTCAGGTACGACATGGCAGATGGCTTCCCTTTGCTCACGACCAAGAGAGTCTTCTGGTCAGGTATCGTTACAGAACTGCTGTGGTTCCTGCGTGGAGATACCAATATCAGGTGGCTGCAGGAGAGGGGGGTTCACATCTGGGACGAGTGGGCCGACGAGAATGGCGATCTTGGTCCAGTCTACGGAGCCCAATGGCGCAAGTGGGATGACTACTCCCAGCTCGACTCGGTCGATCAAATCGCCAACGTAATCAAGGGCCTAAAGGAAGATCCTTACAGCCGTAGGCATATCGTTAGTGCATGGAACGTAGGTGAGTTGAGCCATATGGCTCTGCCTCCATGCCACATGATGTTCCAATTCTATGTGGGTTCAGATGAACGTCTGTCTATGCTGATGTACCAGAGAAGCGCAGACATGTTCCTTGGAGTTCCGTTCAACATCGCTTCATATGCGCTTCTCTTGCACATTGTTGCGACAATTATCGGAAGAGTTCCTGGTGAGTTCATTCACAGTATGGGTGATGTTCATCTGTACGGGAACCATATGGAGCAAGCTAAGCTGCAGCTGACTCGTAGGCCTACCGGCTTTCCCAAACTGATCATGCCTGCAGACTTGAACATCAACCCTGAACCAGAGCCTTCTGACTTCCGGCTTGAACACTACCATCCCCACGATGCCATCCCGGCACCGGTCTCTAAGTGAGAAAGACTATGATCCAGAATACACGTAATACTTCTGATTCTCTGGCGGCTTCTGAAGCCCTCTCTGCCAGAGGCGTCGTTGCTCCTCGTGTGTCGCTTGCCGACATCGAGAACAACATCCAATCGATCCACTATCTGAATGCCGGTGAAGCTGTGCTTCCGGAAAGCAGCACTGCTCATTCGCTGGATCTTCTGACGCTCTGCTTTGTCACGACTCGCAATGGTTTCGTGATCGTTGGGAAGTCAGCCCCTGCCAGCCCCGAGAACTTCGACAAGGCTAAGGGTGAGACGTTCGCTTATGAGGATGCCATCCGTCAGCTATGGCCCCTGATGGGCTACGCTCTGAAGGAGACTCTTATAGTTCAGCCTTGTGAGGAATCTATTCGCAAAGCGGAAGAGCGTCGTCTCAAAGAAGCTAACGAGAATCCGCCTCTGCCGTTTGATGATGAGATCAGAGCTACTGACTAACCACTACAGTGGCCCGGAATATGAGAAGGACCAGTTCTCTCCGGGCCACTGCTTTGGCTGGTCAGGCGCAACCCAGAACACCTGATCAGTTACAGCCTAGCTTAGCTAGGCAATCAGACGTATAGGTCGAATCGACCAACTCAACAACGCTTTACAAGAGTTCACAATGTCACTGCTTACACTCGATCAAGTTCAGCGAGCTCTGCCCGCAAACCTGAAGAACTCAGCCACGCAGCAACTTGTGGACAACCTGAACAATATCGCCGCTGATCCGGTTCTTGCTGAGCAGCTGAGAGAGAACTTCATCTCTTACACGAGTGTCCTGCGTGAAGGTCGGTTCAAGACTGAGGATTACCTTAATGCTGTGATGTACGTCAGCTTCAAGCTGATGGGCGACTCTAACCAAGACGCCTATTTCAAGACCTTTCCTCAGAGATACCAAGCTCTGGTTGCCAGAGGCACTCCATCCAAGGACATCGCTGCCTACGTCTCGGCGTACAACAAGGGCAAGTTGGTGAACCTCATCCTGGAACAGAGCCTTGTTCCTACGCATGTTCTCAATGCCCACATCTTCCAGCAAGCGATCAACACACAGGTCGGGCTGATGACGGACCCGGACGTGAGCGCCAAGGTTCGAAGCGATGCTGCCAACTCTCTTCTCACTCATCTCAAGAAGCCTGAGGCTAAAGCTGAGCTTAACATCAACGTCGGGGAGCAGAGTGGCATGAACGAACTGAGGGCCACGCTGGAGCGTCTCGCGCTCCAGCAGCAGGCCCTGATCAGTGGAGGTCAGGCCACGGTAGTCGAGATCGCACATGACACGATCAGGTAGATTACTCTGATCTGAACAATCAAAGCTATGTGCCTAGTGCTTTTGCACTGACCTTCATGAACTTCATCAAGCTGGTGAATGGTGAGGCTGGGGAAGCGAACAAGACGCCACCTGTGCATCTGAAGATGCTCGACAAGATGACGTCCCCTTCCTCCTACATTGCCAACCTTTGCTTTCGTGGTGCGGCGAAGACTACACTTTTCATGGAATACCTCAGCTTGTACCTTGGGGTATTCGGGTTCCTTCCTCAATTCGGTGATGTCACCGGAATGATCTACGTTTCCGACTCCATGGAGAACGGGGTCAAGAGCGCACGGAAGAACATCGAGTTCAGGTACAACAACAGCGAGTTCCTGCAGGAGTGGCTGCCTAAGGCATCCTTCACGGACAACTATATCGAGTTCACGAACACCGAAGGCCACATGCTTGGCATCAAGATGTTTGGTGCCAAGACAGGTCTTCGCGGTACGAAGATCTTCGGTAAGCGTCCTGTACTGGCTGTGCTTGATGACCTTGTGTCGGATGATGATGCTCGGTCCAAAGCAGCTATGATTGCCATCAAGGATACGGTGTACAAGGGCGTGAACCACGCTCTTGATCCTACCCGTCGTAAGGTTGTGTTTAACGGTACGCCGTTCAACAAAGAAGACATTCTCATCGAGGCTGTCGAGTCTGGCGCATGGGATGTGAACGTCTGGCCGGTCTGTGAACGGTTCCCTGTCTCGCGTGAGGAGTTCAGGGGTGCGTGGGAAGATCGATTTACGTTCGACTACATTCAGAGCCAGTATGACCAAGCTGTGCTTACTGGGAAGACTGCAGGCTTTTTCCAGGAACTGATGCTCCGCATTAGCTCTGAAGAAGAGCGTCTTGTGCAGGATGAAGAGATTCGCTGGTACTCCCGATCACAGCTGTTGCAGCAAGAGAGTGCTTTCAACTTCTACATCACCACTGACTTTGCCACGTCTTCGAAACAAACAGCTGACTTTAGCGTTATCAGCGTTTGGGCTTACAACAACAATGGGGACTGGTTCTGGGTCGATGGGATCTGTGCCCGTCAGACAATGGACAAGACGATGAACGATCTGTTCCGATTGTCCCAGCGTTATAAGCCTCAGTCTGTGGGTATCGAGGTCACTGGTCAGCAGCAAGGATTCATTAAGTGGATCCAGCAAGAGATGATGACCCGGAACATCTGGTTCAATCTGGCTTCAACAGAGAAGGGTGGTCAGCCGGGTATTCGCCCTCTGATCGATAAGCTCAGCCGATTCAACCTAGTTGTTCCTTGGTTCAAGACCGGGAAGATGTACTTCCCGGAAGAGATGAAAATGTCGGTCATCGTTGGGACGTTTCTTGGTCAGATCAAACTGGCCACAGTAAACGGTCTCAAGGGCAAAGATGACTGCCTCGATACCATCTCTATGCTTGGCTACATGAACCCGTGGAAACCGTCTGGAGCGGCCAAGATGCCGCATGACACCCATGATGAAATGTGGGATGAGCCAGAAGAACGAGAGACGACTGCTTTGTCCTCATACATCGTATAGGTATAGCCATGCTTGTCCGGCAGCTTTTCAAGGAGCTCTCTCTGGGAGAGCTGTCAAACCTCTCCCTCTCCGCTGAGGGAACAGGCGTCATCGTCAAGGAGAAACAGGAGAAGATTCTTCTGTATGCTCAAGATGCCTTGACTAAGCTGTACGGTCGTTTCCTTCTGTCTGAGAAGAGCATTGTCGTTCAGACTCGTGCTGATGTGACAGTGTATCCTCTGGAACTGCGCTATGCCGTAAGCCAGAATACGCCTGATCTCACGGCTCACA